GCCTTAGCGCCTTCAATTTCTGTAATTTGTCCGGTGCCTCGAAGCGTCTCATATGCCTGCAAGAACGCGCCGCCAGTTACTTGGTCGTACAAAGCCTCAAACGAAGCGGCATCGCTACCCGGGATAAATCGAGTGCCAAGCCCAGCGCCAACCGCGCCTCTAAAACCCGGATGCGGTTTTGTGCCAGGATCAACTATATTGCCTTTCTCATCGGCTTTGGCTCGTTTACCGACCATTTGGTCAATAACATTTAGAGCCTCATTTGCACGCTCAATAGCGCCCGGAAGTTCGGACTGCGCTTTAGCCAACGCTTCGCCCTTGAATTTGCCAGCAGCCTTGACGCGCTCAAGACGGTCTTGAAAATCAAGATCGCCTTCGCGTTCAAACTTCTGTTCCGCCAACGCCTGTTCACGCTGTCGAGCGGATAAATTGCCAAGGTCGATTCGTCGGCGTGCTTTGCGGTCTTCTTCCAAAAGACGCTGCTCTTGCGTTAGCAAAGAGTTGGCAACTTGCGACAAAGCCTTTTCGTCAAACCTTTCAGTAATGCCCATAGCCGCTAATTGTTCGGCGGGCATAAACTGAAGCGCCTGCTGATAGGCTCGCGGATAGTTTTCCGGCGATTCTGCTGCACTGGTTAAAAAACCAAGCGCATCAGTTAGCGCCTGACGCTGCATATCGCGCTCTTGCTTGGCAATTTCTCCGGCAGTCTTTTGCCGGGTTAATTCAGCCGTTTTCATTTCGCCAAGCGTTTTTGCAAGGGTTGCACCCGGTGCGCCAAACCGAAGCAATTGATTTTGAACCTCGGGAGATTCCAAATCAGCCGTGGACAAAAAGTTACGCATCTGGCAAGGCGATTGGCGCGGCCAATGTCCATGCCTTGTGTGTAGGAACCTAAAATGTTGACCGGCTCTAATCCGGTTGCACCAATAACCGCCATATTAAAAACCCCCCGGAGTCGGAAGATCGACTGGCGTTGTTCGCGGGAATACTGGACTCATGTATGCAGGCGGGAACACAAGCGAATTATCTGCGCCTGCTGCGCGAATTTGAGCGGGCGACATTGCTGCGGCTGCCGGAGAGCCAAAGTAACCGCCTTGATACATTCCATACAAACCAGCGCCTTGACCAAGCGCCTGACTAAGTGCGTTTGCTTGACCCAAGTACCCAGACGCACGAGCCTGGCCGCCGCTCATCATCAAGTTACCGACGTTGGTTCCCATCTGTCCGGCCTGACCAGCAACTTGCTGTGCCGCAGCCTGACCAGCGCCATATAGGCTGCCGAGTGCGCCAAGACGCGTACCTAATTGAGCCTGAGCGCGATTAAACGCGTTCATATACTCCTGCGAAGCCAAATCTTGACCGCTGCGCGCCCCTGAGCATGGAGCCGGACAGCAACCCACCACGAGCGGCAGCAGATCGCTCTAGCGCCTTCTGCCCTTCCGACAGACGGAACGCGTAACCGGGGTCCATTTGCAGGTCTTCCGGTCGGTAGCCGCGAGTCAGCATCCCGTAGTCCGCAGCAGTGGCATCGCCACCTATGCCAAGCAAACGCATCAGTTCGTTTTGCGACGTAATGCCCGCCTGACGGAAAGGCTCTTGCAGTTCGGTTTGCTTTTGGAATATCTCGCGCTGAACATCAGCGGCTTGTTGCGCTGATCCTATGCTGGATGCGGCAATAGCAACTACTGGATTAGCCATGAGGGAATTCCCCGCGATATGTCGCAAAACTTTCGCCGTATAGTGCCATTACCGCACCTGCTTTTTCCATAGCAGACTCTCGGCCCTGACACAACAGCACCACTAAAAGAACTAAGTCATAGTAAGCAGCACGCCAAACGAACGACCGTTCGTCGGCCAAACCACTGCGCTCGGCGTCATCCGAAGCCTTCCACTTCAGAATGGCCGTACCCAGCGCAGGCAATAACTGCCCTGCGTGAGTCATAAAGAAACTGTTTGCAGGCATACCCACAAGGGTGCGCCACACGGTATCGTCCAGCGACTTACGGTCTACCGCATCGCCATCGGCTACGTCGTCAAACACCTGCGTGACGTGCCACAAGTCAATGAGCCAAGCCACCGCATCTGGCGGCAACTCCAGAGCCTTAAAGTTCTCCTTTAGCCAGTATTCGGCTTCGGTCACGACACTTCCCGACCAGAGGATCGGATGTTGATAGCCGAGGCAGTACCGGCAATCGTCGAGATGAACCCACCCGGTTGCAGCACATGGCCGACCAACTCAGGAAACGTATACGTCTCCGAAGGCAGCAGCGTCTTGGCCTTAATGATCAAGTTCTGGTTGCCCGCCGAGTCAAACTGCGTCACAAGGTTGACCGAGATAGTAGCCGCAGATGCGCTGTAATTCGTGGCCGTGAACTTGTCGATAATGGTCGATACGTTCGTGGCTACGTACTGCGTGGTCTGCACGTTCTCGGCAATCTTGGCCGGGATCAGGACTTTTACGTTAACTGCCATGTGTCACCTAAAAGGTAAATACGAGTCGCACGCGACCGTTAGAGCCAGCCTTGCCCGGATCGCCGCCCTCTACCGGGTCGCCACCGTCACCGCCAGCGCCGCCAACAAGGCTGCCCACACCGGCAATCGGTGTAGCACCCGGCTGCGTAAAGACTGCACCACCGTTGCCGTTGGTGTTGGTCGTATTGCCGCCTGACGCCGTGCCGCCAGCGCCTTGCTGGCCGCCGTAGATGCCAATACCGCCATAACCGCCAAAGCCGCCCGTACAGATCATTTCTGCCAAAGCATAGGTTCCGGCATAGGCCACAGACTGACCGCCTGCACCGCCCACAGCGTCGCCTACAGTGCCGCCAGCGCCCGCAGTGCCAACGGTATACAAAATGGTTTTGCCAGCGTCTGGGGCAGTCAGCGCCAGCACCGTCTTAGCATACGCGCCACCACCGCCGCCGCCGCCAGGATTGTCCTGCGGCTCGTAAGCAAACTCACCAAAAATGTTTGTGACCGTACCGTAGCCACCGCCACCGCCTGCACCCCATACTTCAATGGTGACGCCCGTAGCGCTAGCAGGAATGGTGACGCTTCCCGACCCTGATGAAAAGTCGTACACACCGGCACCGGCTCCCCCCGTCGTGCCTGCAATCGCCGCTGCTAAGGTAGCGCCACCCATTAGGACAATCCCGCTCCGCTGATCAGCCAAGACGTGCTGCCAATCTTGACGCAGGTAGCCAAGCCGTTCTGCGCTAAGGTGCGCGTGCCGGTCGTGGTGCTGTTTGCCAAGGTTAGCGTGTCGGTCGTAATCGCAATCGAGAGCGCCGACGAGTTGACGTTGACGATTATAACAACCGTACCTACGGGGAACGCGACCGCCGAGTTAGCCGGAATGGTCAGCGTTAGGCTGGTGCCGTTCATCAAAATGGACTTGCCGCGATCCGCTAACACCAACTGGTAGTTAGCGGTCTTGGACACCTGCGGGGCTTCACGATAGCCTACTGCGTAGTTAGTGCTGGTTGCGTCGTTATCGGGGATTAGCGGCGTGCCAGTAAACGCAGGCGAGGCAATCGGCGCATAAGTTGTTGCCGCAGCCGTTGTCGTTAGGGCATTAGTAATGCCGTAACCAGCCACCGTCGTCGGTGTGCCGGTAATAATGGACCACGGCACCGTTTCGGTGGAAATATCGTTGATGCCAGCAATGTCATCGTACTCGCCAATCTGAATGTCACAAGAATCGGTCAATACAAACCGATACTTAACGCCTTCTTGCAGCCACATATCCTCGGGCAATCGTCCGCCACTATCAAGAATAATGGGATTAGAGTTGGCCGTGTTGCCAACAACAGACGTGTAGGTTGTTAACGGAGTCGTCGTGCCAGCGGCGTAGGTGTAAATCTTTCCGCCCGACAGCACAGAGCCGTCGTCGGTAAAAAACTGCGCCCCGGCTCCTGCGAATGGGGAAAGATAAACGGTCATACGTACACCTGCATAACAGTCAAAATGATGGATGGAATCGCCGGTACAGGCGCAGAGGCGGCAAAGTGCTGCAACTGCACGGTGAGGTCGTTCACCGAAAAATACAACTGAAAGTAATCGCCGTTTGATAACGGCAGGAAAAAGTTAGCCGCTGAGAATATCTCAGAGTTGTTGCCCTGAATTTGAATCAACGAGGCTGAGTTCGGCACAGCGGTTCCGTTGATGGCAGGCCAAATGTAGAACTGCCCCGTACCGCCCGAAGTTTTGTCTACTTGAATGGAAAACTGAACGTTATAGATGGCCGGACGACTAACCTTAATCTTGCTGTTGTCGCTTGGGTCACGGTAAATGCCATACGCTTGGTCGGCATTGTTGTACGTGATGGCAGTAGCCGTATTGATGACAGTCGCCGCTTGAGTTTGCGTTGAGTAAAACGACCCGTAACTAACCGGCGTCAGCGGCGTGATTGGCGGTTCTTTGTAGATGCCGTCAATCTGGCTTTTAACTACAGCCAACTCGTCTTCGACATTAGCCGCCAAAGCAGGCGTCAACTCAAGGTCAGCGATTGTGGTTTGCGTCGTGCCGCCACCTGTCAACTGGAACTGGTTGTTAAGAAAGCGGAACCACTCACGCGAAATCTGGCCGGTGCGCTCGTCAATAAACGGCACACGCGGGGCAGGGATTTGCGTGATATTAGTCGTCACGACGCCGTGCCACTCAGTTGCAATTCAGCGCCCATAATGGCGACCTTGACTGGATCGGTGCCGCTAATTTCGTAAACGCGGTCACGCAGTTTGGTTGTCATGCCAAGGCGACGGAAAATGGCGCGGGTGCCGTATTGACCCGTGCGACCCATTGACACGGTGCGTTCGCCATTCCAAGTGTGGCCGCCGTCATCAGACCAACGCAACATCAACTGCGGGTTGGCGCCTGTAACAATAACGTTGTCAACCGCTAAACTTACGCCGTCATCTTGAACTACGCCCAGAATATTGTTGCAAGTTTCCGTTTCGACATCTTCGGGAACCTGAGTTCCAAGATTTGCAACCAACTGAGGATTGCCGGTCTCGGTGTTAATAATGACTTGCGTTTCGGTCGTAATCTCTGTCGCCGGATCAAACGCATCTGTGCCAGGCAAGCCTACGCCCGTCTCACAATCAATCTGCAACGTGTGGTGAGCAGTGCGCGTCAAGTTATTGGCACCCGTTGGTAACGCACGCCAAGATCGTAACCATTTCTGCGTCGCGCCAGCATCGGAGTACACGTCTAGGTCAAACGCATACAAGCGTCCGTTCTGGTAGTCGCCCACAATTGGCTCGCCATTGAACCGCGCATGGCAGTTACCACGATGGCGCTTAAAGTCGCCGTTACGGAACCCAGCACGCTCGTGCCAAGCGCCCGTCGCCGCGTCAAACACCCACGTCGTATCGGCGTCCGTAAAGTTCAACACGTAGAACGTGTGACCGTCCTGCTGGTATGTATAGCCAACCGCATCGGCTAAGTTGCCGTATTGCTGAATGGCAAACTCAACGGCATGGGTAGATACCCGCACGCCTTGATAGCCATTGGCTCGATACACAATGCCCTGACCCCGAGCGTCTGCGCCTAGCCAGAAGACGGAGTTATCCATCTTGGCTACCGAGTACGGCGCGATACAGCCGATCTCGTTATAAGCGCCTTGGATACGGGTGAGCGGAAAATCGGCGTCGCCAGAGTTGTACCAGACTTCCACGGAGTTCGTGCCAAACAGCCACGCCTCTCGATGGTCAATGATCAGGGAAACTAGTCCGTCTGGTGAACCCTCAGCGCTGGCAAAATCCAAGGGGTCTACTGACAAGCCATCCAATAGACTTGTGACCCAGACGCGTTGCGAGTTCGGTTCGTTAAATACAAAGTAACCGTCAAGGTAGCCAACCGTCACCGCGCCCGGAAAGTCGGGGTCAGTGATTTGTTGGAAAGCATCTGTAGCAGTGTTGTAAATGTATCCATCTGGATTAGCGGCAATGAAGATTTGTGTGCCATTGTCAGCCATAGACACCGGCCCAGTGCCGGACACAAACCCCAACGACGGCTCCGCTTGGTTTTCTAATAAGATGGTATTGCCATCTTCTAACAAAACAAAAAATCCATTTTCAAGCAATAAATCGTTTTGACCTTCTCGCCCGTAGTTATTATTTAACTTGTACATTTGGTCGCCAGAAACGACGTACAAGTAATCTCCGAGTGACCACAGCCCGCGAATAGGACCAGTGCCAATCGTGGTCTTTAACGCCAAACCGGGACAGCGTTGCAGGTAAGCAGGCTCCTTGCCACCCTCGGGAATCACCTCTGGGTAAAGATTGATCATCCGGTTGTCGGCTGCGTTAACCGACCGGATTACATACGACGATCCGAGGATCGGCGTCTTCATTAGAAGTTACCCGTGAAGATATTAAAGCGCGGACGGTTGACGAGCAGCGTCGCAGGCATCGCCATCACGTCATCCGGGTTATTGATGCGCTTCAAGTCGCGCTTGCTGGTCATCGCAATGCGCTGCACCTGCGGAGACGGCTCGACACCAAACTCGGCTGCAAGTTCACAGGCCAAGTTAAATCGAAATGCACGCAGGTATCCTGGCGGGAACGCCAAGTCAGTGTCTAGCGCGGCAGGAGTAGCCAGCGGACGCACCGATACAAAGTGGAACTCCAACACCTTGGTCGGCACTGGATACACGTAAATCTCCACATCCGGGTAGGTCATGTTGACCCACATCAACTGCGGATACGTGGACGTTACGGTCTTAACGGCAATGTTGTTGTATTGCTCGTTGTTAATCAGTTTGATGCCATACGACACGTTGGTCGAGGCATCACGGAAATAGGTAGCGTCGTCCATCAGGATAGGACGCTCGGCCACAAACGTGCCGGTCGGTCCCATCGTAATGGTGCGGACGTTCGGCAGCCAGTTGTAGATTTGGTCTTGGGTCGAGTAGACCGCCAAACGCTCGGTACTCCATGAGTCGAGCATCTGGTTTAATGCGGTGAGGGCGTCCTGCGACGTGGCCGCAGAAGGGACTTCGCCCTCGGCCAACTGCCCGATCAGCCGCAACGCGCC